CGCTTAATCTGGGATTCGTGGGGGCGAGTGTTCCATGTCATAATTAGTTTTTCATCTGTCTCGAAAACTCCCCTTGGCAAGAAAAGACCACAAGAGAAACACTTCACTCCGCTATCACTGAAAGCAAATAGTTTTACATTGGAGCTTCCGCAGTAGCATGGCTTCAAATCACTTGTCATCGGTGCGCTCCTTTTGTTGTTGTACAATCTGCTTAATTCTCTCTTCGCTAATCGATCCGTAAATTACAAGCTCTTCATTAACTTGCTTGAAAGCTCTTTGAATGTGAGGGGCTTGCCATATTTCATCTAGGATTTGTTTGGCTATTTGCTCTATATCTTTATCACTCATCTCCCACGGGCTCCTTTTTAATCCAGTTGCCATCTATCTTGCGCCAAACTTCCCCGTTTGCTTTGCGGATTTCATAAACAAATTCTAAGCTTTTCCCCATGGTATCCCGATATTTAAAAACGGCTGTGTGGTCGTCGTTCTTATCTACATACGCCACAAAATCCCCGACCTCAAGCTTTGGCTCGATGATTTCTCTAAGAACTACAGCTATTCCGTGTCGAGACTCTATTCTGTAACGCTTATTGTTTTGCTCGCAGATAAATGTTTCTGGTAAGTGTTGTACGTCTTGTGTTGTCATTTCCCCATCTCCTCTAGTTTTTTTCGTAGCCTATATAAATTCTTTTCTAGTTGCTTATACTGCTTCATCTCTCGCTGTGTCATCTCGCCAAATCGCTCTCGTGATAGCTGTGCTTGCCTATCATCAATCGCTTTTCTAAGTTCTTCTTTTGTTTTGTATTTGCTCAAATCCATTACGGTTTATTCACCTTACAATCTAGCTGATCTAACACTGACATATCATCGATAAATAAAAACCTCCTAGCGTGTCTAACAAACCTATATGCGTACAAGCTCCAATCCATTATTGAGATCTCGCTGCCATCGAAAAACGAAACATGGTCAAAGCCTAGCTGATGCCCTGTCTCATGTGCCGTTGCTGCTCCTCGATAGGCGATACTAGTGTCAAGTTGTGGGAATGTAAGAGATACTTGTTTCCGTCTATGCATCGGCTGACAAAGGAAAGCTACTCCAGCAAGTTCCATATCTCTATCAACGTCGAATACATGAATATAATTGCCTGCATTATGTCTGCGCATGAAATAATTATTCCATTTAGCTATTCTTCTATAGCCGCTGTTCTCGGTAGGAAAAGGATCGCGCATACGTCTTAATGGCAAGGCTTTAAACTTAACCTTAGTTGATAGGGTATTAAGCTTATCAACCGCAACCTTAACAACCTTCCTAGCCTCTGGAACTGGCATACTGTTTGGTTGCCCAACGATGAGAATAAAACTTAGTAAGACTGTCTTCATATCTTAGTATTCGTAAAGATTGCTGCTACTATTAGAATCCAAAGGACGATTGATATTGCGTATTGCCACCACATTACTTAACCCTCTTAACACGCTTAGCCTTTACTGCTCCGTTAGTTCGGTTTTTAACTACTAAGGCTTTACCAAGCTCTGATTCGATAACTTCAGGCTTTACTCCTCTATTAGGTAAAAACAAGTATCTTAATAATTTATGTAACCAGCTTTTCATATAAATATATCCATTTCTAAAATATCTTGAATCTTATAGAGTAAATCAACTGTAGGGTTTGCGTGTCCGTTTTCTACTGTTGATAAATATCCTCTATCGATTTCTATAACAGCGGCTAACTCTTCCTGGCTAAACTTTTGCAGTTTTCTACGCTCTGCAATTTTTTGCCCTAAATGTTTTAGCCGCTCTTTGTTTTTCCTACTAATCTTTCTTTGTCGCGTTCTCATAACTCTATTACAATTGGTTTTCTTATGTTGAGTATAGTACCGTCCTGACTATAGTCAATAACAAATCCTGCTTCAAGAAGTTTTTTCTCGTAATAGTCTTTTTTTAACGCTGCAACTCTTAGCTCATCTGCTGCTTTTTGTTCTTCTTCTTTTGTCATTCTAACCCCTTATGCTATTTGTAAATTGTTTTTATGTATTAAAACTGCTCCTGATATTTTTTCACCGTTTTTAAAAGCTGTTTTAATTGCAGTCTTATCAGGCTCTTTTTTAATTCTCCAATAGTCGTCAGGTAACAGCTCCTCATTGGTTATTTCTACCGAGTCAGAAGCTCGCCAAGATAATTTATGCACTCCGTTTGTCCATTTCTCACCAGGCAACATATTGTTTTCAATATAACGCTTAAAGTTATCTAGCTTGTTTTCTATTAACTCTTGTTTAGCTCTTAGGCGTTTAATCTCATTGGCTATCGTGTCGCGTTCTGCTTGCATATTCTTATACACAGCACAACACGCTTCTAATTTTTCATCTCTTGCTACTTCAATTTCGTGTATTTGCTTTAAGCACTCCTCGCTGTACGAGGAGTCACTATCTGCGTAATAACTTAATAATGTAGCTAGAGCGCCTGTTAGTTCGTATAGTTTCATATTGTTTTATTTCCTTTTTGTATATTTACCGTTTTCATCAATATCGCCAGTGTATGCCATATTAATTGCGTTTATTTGTTTGCTACCTGTCCAGCTAAATACGCACCCAACGTAGCCACCAGCCCATGCTCCTACTAGCAGCAGAGATCCTACCCCTGCTGCAAATATAAAGTCGTGCAAGCTGTTTAATAATCTATCTTTAGTTATCATTTTGCTGCTCCTCTGTTTGTTGTTTTAATCCTGCTTGATTGTTTAGTTGCTTAACTGGGCTAATACCGATTTCAAATCTCCAACCAGTAGAGCCAGCGCAACCCGAACACCACACTAGGATTATTGCTGCTAGTGTAACAATTGCCATTTTGTCTAGTACTTTATCGTCCATGTTGTTTTTTCCTTTTTGTTTAACCTTAAATTTATTCGTTGCTTGCGTAGTCGTATCTATCAGCTTTATACATATCCTGCATATCAGCGTGGTATTGAACTTCTGACCACTCCCTATCTGTATACGGCTCTATGTTGTATGTCTCGATTAGCAATCTTGCATCTTCTTCTGACATACCTTTATCACGCATATCGGATAGTAGCCGTCCGTCTACCGCTAGGATTTTATTGTTGTAGTTTTCGTATTTATTAGTTTCCATTGTTTTTAATCTCCCTTAATCGTTGTAGAGTATAACCTCTATATTATATACTCTACAATCATAGATGCGAGGTCGTCAAGAAGTTTTTCACTAAAAAACAATTATTTTTAAAAAAATTCGGAACCCTCGTTTGAATCTGGTAACTTGTTAAATTCAGGGCAGATTTTTTTAGCAGAGCAGTATTTACACCAGTTTCCACGGCTAAACTGGCGTTCACTTTTGAACAAAATCTGCCTATACCCTTTTTCAGCTGCTCTAACTAGCAGCGTATACCATATCTCTAGTTCTTGCGCTGTGTAAGATACTGCGGTGATGGCGTTTTTAATCCGTGGCTGGACAATAGTAACCTCGACACTCTCTAACGGATTGTTACTAGTCGCCCATAGAGCTGCTGCATAGTATCCAAGCTGGGGATTTTCTTGTGCTTTAACTGCAACTTTTCCATATTTTAAATCAATAATTTTCCCATGCCATTGCCCGTTAAGTTTCCCAGTCATTGCAACATCAGCAGTGCCAAACATTTTTAAATCTTTGTTTAGTATTAATTGGGCTTCTATTCTAATACTTGGAGGTTGGTCAAAGTTCTGGGTTTTACGCTTGACGCACATTGTATAGGTCTTAACATGTTCAATCATTTCCTCATCATCAGAAACAATCTGTGTATTCTCACCTTTAACCCAAGCAAGCAAATGTTTTTCTGCCAGCTCATGGGCTTTAGTTCCCTCTAGTGCATAACTAGAGGTATCAGGTTGTGGACACTCTAACCCTAAGCCAACCGAGCCAGGGCAATTCATCCATCTTAACGAGCTACTTGCAGAGCATAGGGCATGCCCTCTTAAGGCATGCCCCTCTGTGTTATCAACAGACATTAAAAGTTTGTCCTATCTTCTGATTCAACAGAGCTAAACTGGTCTTCAGGTCTACCAGCTCCACCGCCGAAAGCTTCCCCGCCTCCAATTATTTGTACGTTTTTTAATCCCCAAGCAACACCTTTATTACCTGGTTTTTTATATGCGTACACGTTTAGAGATAGCCTTGCATATTGACCGCCGTATACTTCTTCAGGGCTGTCAATTACAACCTTTGGATTAGGTCCAACGATTGCAGGCCTGTTGTCTGATTTTGCTTTTAAAATCCAGTTTCCTGCATACTCCCCGCCTTTCTCATCTCCATCTCTTAGTGGTGGGTTTTTTAAGTCGTGGATACTCTCATATTCATCGTCAAACATATCTATCATGGCTTTATTAGCCGCCGCTTCTAATTCAGAAATATCCGCACTTTTAGGTATTAACAATATTGTTTCATACTTATCACTTGGATAGTTACCGCCTGTATTTCGCTCTAATAAATGCGGATATGATAAACGCCCTTTAGGGGTGATTAATGTATCTGGTATTTTCTTTGCAACTTCTGCGGTTGTTGTCGGTTTTTTCGAGTTTTTCATTTTATTTTCCTATTTTAAGTTATTCTCCCAAAACTTTTGTAATGTCTCTTTGCTTCCTCATAACTGCACCAGTTATGGTGTCGTCTAAGGAATCAGGTATCACTAAGTAATGAGATCTTGTTACGTTTGTTTGAGAGATTCTATAACATCTCCCTTCTGCTTGTTCGTTAGTGGATGGAACCCAATCACATTCAACAAACACCACGTTACTAGCGGCTGTTAGTGTAATGCCAGTACTAGCAGCGTGAAGGCTTGCAATAAATACTTGTATGTCACCTTTTTGAAATCTATCAACGCACTCTTGTCTTAGCTCAATATCAGTCTCGCCATTTACAACGCAGCAACTAACGCCGCTTAAGCCTTTTACTAAACCTGTTATAACGTCTTTATGGTGTGCAAACACAACACAGTTTTTCACCTCGTTAAGGAGCGTTTTAATATAGGCGCAAGCGGCTCCAATCTTTGCAATGCCATGCGCTCGCCATGCTGACTTAACGTCTTCTGGTAATTCTTTACTAAAATCTAATTCAATATCTATATCATCCCACGCTGGGAACCCGTCTAAGGGAACCTTCATTCTTACAAGCTCTGGAAGCTGCCCAACCGTTTCACTTCTCTTTCGCCGTATCATAAACCTATCGCGGCAAATGCGCCCTAAAACTTCCAAGTTTTTAGACTTGTTATAATTAACTCCCCATGGGGTGGCATCTCGAACGCAATACCTGTCTAGGTATTCTCTCTTTTTACCAAAGTCTATAGGTGATAATTTACTAAACAATGCAAAGCCTTCTATAGCTCTGCCATTGGGCAAAGGTGTTCCGGTAATTGCAATTCTTTTTTTTGCTTTTTTCCAATAACCATCAAGGCATGCTTTTGTTCTAGCGCTATCAGGGGTTTTAAGATAGTGCGCCTCGTCTAGTACAAGCAAGCAGCTATAGACACCATCAGAATATTTAGTAGCAAACTCATAGCTCATGATTAGGACGTCACCTTTTAAAAGGTCTTCCATCTTCATGCAGATAGTGCAGGTTCTATCTAATCCACTCCACTTTTTAAACTCTCGTTTCCAATTCTCTCTTAAACTTGCGGGACAAATTACTATTATTTTTTTGCAGCTTAATTTGTCAGATGCAATTATTACCTGACAAGTTTTTCCAGCTCCTGGATGGTCAGCCAATAAAACATCTTTATATTTATTGCATATTAAATCGATTCCTTTAACTTGGTAATCAAATAACTTTGCCGCCGGTTTTTGCTGTGTGTCATTCATGCGAGTTTTTACGAGTTTAAAAAGTTTTTTCAAATAAAAAATAATTTTTACTTGCCAACTACTAGCACACTGTGGCACAACTAGTACTCACTTGTAAACCAAAAATAAACCACTTTATGAAAAAAACTTTTAAACAACATTCTAAGCGTTCATGGACTACAAAGCGGCATGCGATTTCAATTAGGTTAGATCCTTTACTACATAAAAACATTTCAAAGATTTCAGAGTCAAGAAAATTATCACTTAATAAAACGATTGAGTTTTTATTATCTTACTCTGTAACTAATTACGGCTCTCTTTAACAACAACTATTAAAAGGTTTACTACTATGATTAAAGGCGATTCAGTCTTAGATTATGCCACGGCGTATATCAATGCAGGTTTCCAAGTTCACCCATGCTATCCACCAACGGATTCAGATCCAAAACGTGCCGGTAAAGTTCCACGTTTAGTTTCTTGGCAGAAGCAACATCTATCAATCGAGCAGTTTAAAGGCATCTATCGCCCTAATGATAATCTTGGTGTTGTCATGGGTAAGTCTAACGGGCTTGTCTGTGTTGATATAGACCCAAGAAACGGGGGCAATCATTGGTATGAGCAAAACTTAGAGCGCCTTGGGAACCCTGTTATTGAAAAGACAGGCTCAGGCGGGCTTCATCTTTACTACCGCTATCCACCAAACGCTGATTACCTACGCTCTAGGAATGGTTATGCGCCTGGTGTTGATATCCTTGCAGACGGTGGAAAACAGGTTGTAACAGCGCCTTCAATACACCCTTCAAGCAAGCCTTATGTTTTTGACGATGCTAGAAATTTACTTGATGCTCTACTTGATGCCGACATCTTACCTGATTGGCTTACTAGTGAACTAATCGCAGAGCCAACAATTCCTCAGCACGTTGATAGCCCTAAATCTGACCCTGATTCTTTTTACTTAGAGCAGGCAATAGAAGCTATCAAAAAGTTTGACCCTGCGATACAAGGCCATGCTGGCGATCAGCAAACTCTTAAGGCTGCCTCCCTTCTTAGGTCTTTTGGTTTAACAGAGCAAACAGCGTTTATAATTCTTAAGGATTACTACAACCCAAGGTGTCAGCCTCGATGGGACGATAAAGAATTACGCATTAAAGTTGCTAATGCTTACAAGTATGCAAAGGAGCCAGCGGGCTTAAAATTGCCTGAGAATCAATTCTCTGAAGTTACCCCTGCTAGTATGTCAATACCCTCTGAATCTCCTGCCGTTGCCCCGTCTAAGGCTCCTGTTACCCTATCGCTGCAAGATTTCTTAGCAACTCCTTTTCACAAGAAAGAGCATTATATCGGTCCATTTGTAAAACAGGGGATTAGTTTGGTGTATGCTGCCACGGGTGTAGGTAAAACGCATTTTTGCATTGGGTTAGCGTTTGCTATTGCGTCAGGTTCTGATTTCCTACGCTGGAAGTGTGAGCAAAAAGCACGGGTGCTCTACATCGATGGCGAGCTACCCGGACATTACCTTAAAAGCATGATAGAGCCGCTATATAACGCCACAGAGGATAAAAACATACACCTAGATATAATCACCCCAGATACCCAACACGAAGCTATGATGCCAAACCTTGGAACTCCTGAAGGGCAAGCGTCAATTCAAACAGCGATTGAAAATGCTGATGTTATATTTGTAGATAATTTATCAACCCTTATCAGGTCAGGTAAAGAGAATGAAGCAGAATATTGGCTGCCTGTCCAGAGTTGGTTCTTGAAGCTTAGACGTATGGGTAAGAGCGTCATATTTGTCCACCACGCGGGTAAAGGAGAGGCGGGTAGCTTCAGGGGTACTTCTAAGATTACGGATGCTCTTGACCTATCTGTGCAGCTTAGAAGCCCTACAGGGCACAAGGCTGAAGATGGGTGTGTATTTGAGGTGAGGTTTCCAAAGTATCGGCACTTTCGTAAGGGGGATGCAACCGAGTTTCAAGCAACATATGTTAACACAGATTTTGGCGCGCCTTATTGGACTTGCTCGGAACTTGAAGAGATAAATTCAAACAAGGTTATAGAATTACATAATGAGGGGCTTAAGCCAAAAGAGATTATGGAAGAAACCGGCTTATCAAAGAAAACCGTTTACAAGTGGCTCAAGCAACTTCCTCAAGAAGAGCCAAGTGATTATTCAAAAGCTATGAAAGCACTCAAAGCTAAAAAGCCAACAAAACCAACAAAGGCTTTAAAGAAAATTGACCCTAAAACTGATGATCTCGATTTTTAAATTTTTGCCCGTTTGTCACCCCTCACCCTTATAAGATAAGGGTGACAGGTGACAAACTAAGGGTTTTTGTCACCCCAGGGGTGACAAAGGGGTGACAGCAGCTTTCAACACGTTGATTTTATTAGAAAAGCTTGTCACCCCTGGGGTGACAAAGGGGTGAAAAAGTTGTCACCCCATGCTAAAAAAAAAGTAGCAAAAAATTACCGTTTGTCACCCCTATTTTTTATGTTTTTTTGAGGTGACACATCCTCATTTTTTAACGATGTGGATCACTAGTTTGTTAAATTAAATCTTGCTACATAATCAGAATTATATTACTCTTAAGAGGTAGTACCTTATATCGTTGTTTCCCCTAGGCTTGTTTAGTTAGGGGTTTTTATACTAACGGGTAGGTAATTCTAAAAGCCCACCATAAGGCAGTACGGGGCTTTAAACGCATTCAGAGCAAATCGATTACAATGGTATTTCAACCAGGTCAATCAGGTAACCCAGGCGGTCGCCAAAAGAAAGATACAACAATCATCGATCTTGCACGTGCTGCAAGCCCAGAGGCCATTGCTAAAATAATAGAACTAGCCAAGAACTCCTCAGACCCTAAGATACAAATCCAGGCATGCCGTGAAATCCTAGACCGTGGCTACGGCAAAGCAGCCCAAGCCGTTGAACTATCAGGAGCAGAAGGTGAGCCGCTAAAAATCGGCATCACCTTCAACTTAAAAGACACTAAAAAACAACTACCACCTAGTGACACAGATTGACTTAAGCTTTGACCTGTATCCTAAGCAGATGCTGGCCTTAACCACATCGGCGCAGCTCACACTTTACGGAGGCGCGGCTGGTGGGGGCAAGTCACACTTAGCTAGAATTGCTGCTATTTACGCAGCGCTACAATACCCAGGATTACAGGTGTATTTGTTTCGTAGGCACTACAACGACCTAGTACTAAACCACATGAACGGGCCGACGGGCTTTCGTGAATTGTTGTTTGACTTAACGCAATCAGGAACCTGCAAGATTGTTGATGACCAGATACGGTTCTACAACGGACGCAATAAAACACTAGGCTCAACGATTCACCTCTGTCATTGCCAGTATGATTCTGATGTAGAAAAATACCGAGGGGCTGAAATCCATTACTTCATACCCGAAGAGACAACCCAATTCAGTGAAACGCAACTACGGTTCCTACTATCACGGGTTCGTATACCTGATACGCTTGGCATACCTGACAGCGAGCGCCACAAGTGGCCGCGTGTCTTAATGCCTACTAACCCAGGAGGGTTAAGCCACTCATTCATCAAGAACAGCTTTATCGATGGCAAAGAGGAACTAAAAATCTGGAGGCAACCAGAGATGGATGGCGGTAGAACTTGTATCTTTATACCTGCCAAGCTATCGGATAACCCATCAATTGACCCAGTTCAATACCGAATGGCTCTAATGGGACTAAAGCGCCCAGAGCTTATTGACGCTATGCTTAACGGCTCATGGGATATACCGCTTGGCGCGTTCTTCCCTGAAGCTGATGAGCGTATTCACCGCCTGCCAGTCTTTGAAATACCACAGCATTGGTTTAAGTTTCGCACTTACGACTGGGGATCAGGCGCTCCTTTCTGCGTTCAATGGTGGACAGTATCCGATGGAACACTACCGCACATTCCACGCGGTGCTTTAGTTTGTTACCGCGAATGGTATGGCTGCTCACCGATGGATACTAAAGTTGGGCTTGGCTTATCAAACTCACAAGTTGCAGAGGGAATAAAACAGCGTACTCCTGCAAATGAAATAATTTCAGCAACAATTACTGACTCCAAACCGTTTCAAGCAACGGGCATGACATCACGCGTTGATCTAGGCTCTACACCTGCAAAAGAATTTGCAAGCTATGGAGTTCCGCTCCAAAAAGGAGTTGTTAATCCAGGCTCTCGAGTACTTGGTTGGCAACAACTTCGCTCGCGACTAATAGATAAAATGATTTTTTTCCTTGACAACTGTCCTCATACGTGGCGTACTCTCACAGAGATACAAGTTGATCCCAAAAATGTAGAGGACTGCGACTCGTCGATGGAAGATCACCCAGTTGATTGCGTTGGTCTAGCTGTTAAAGCGCAACCACTAATCAAAGACCTTCCGAAGAAAAACGAGCCTAAGTTTATTAACGAAGCTAAGTTTGATGACGTCATTAATATGCACTTAAAGCTTAAACGGATGAGAGATAGTGGCGCAGGACGATAACGAAGTAATAGAGCTAACGGAAGTAGTACAAGAAATGCAAGAAGCAGCAAAGGTTATTCCATTTCCCGGGAAGAATTACCTTCCACTCGCAGAAGCAGCAAGCTATATAAAATCATTTGTTCGTGCTGATATTCTAAAAATCCTATTCAATCTAAAAGAAGAAGCTAAGCAGCAACCAATCACAGAAACAGAAATCGACAGGCTAATTGAGTATTATCAGATTCATTAATGGTAACAGAAATCACACCACCAGCCACCGATAAGGAAATACTAGCAAGAGCCAGAGATGAAGAGGCGTGGAAAACGCAGCAAGAAAAAGACGCAAGAGAACAGGCGTCTAAGGTTCGGTACATACTATCCCAGATTAAATCATCAAAGAAAGAAGCCGAGCCTTGGCTTGGTGAGGTACGTTCTGCATGGCGTGAGTTCCAATCGGAAAACACAGATGGTAAATACCGTATGCAGAAGTTCTGGCAGTGCAATACCTATAACAGGTATTGGGCTGATACGATGACTATCCTTCCTACACTTTACTGCAATACTCCAAAGACAGTAGCGCGTAGAAGATTCGATAAAGATCCAGTAGCAAAAACAGCATCAATTGTTATCGAGCGTCTTGCCACTTACTTAATTGATGCACAACCATTTAACCGCAATCTAGTTGCAACTGCTCTTGAGTTTTTAAACTCTGCAAGAGCAACGGGGCGTGTCTACTATTGCCACGACATTGTAACCCAAAAGCAAAGAGTCTACGTTGAGGAAATAATACCCGAAGCACCACTTCCTGACATTGATCCAGCGATGGTGGAGGAAGGAGCAGAACCGATGCCACCTCCTCCACCTCCTCAACCTATTTATGTCGATGAGCAAGGAAACGAAGCACCACCCGATGCGATAATCACGCAAGACGATGCTGGGATGCTCTACTATGAAACAGAGCAAGACGAAGAGATTGTAAATCCTCGCGTGTTTTTTAAGCCTCTACACTTTGACCAGATGCTAATCTCAACGGGAGCTAGAGACATAACAGACATTTGGTTTATTGCTTATCAAATCACAATTACTAGAAAGCAGGCGTTTGAACTATTCGGGGATATAATCAAAAAGGTCGATGAGTCAGTTGCCGATGACCGTGACCCCGATGTACTAGACAGCAACCAAGAAGATACCAACTCAAAGCACCTATTCACCTACTGGGAATTCTGGGATAAATCAAAGAAAAAGATTTATTTTGTACACGAGAACTATCCCGATGACTTTCTCAAAGAAGAGGACGACATCTATGGGTTGGTAAATTTCTTTCCTTCGCCTGACCCGTTAATGACTAACGAGCGTTACGATAACTGCTATCCAACGCCTGACTACACAATGACCAGGGATGGCTACGAGCAGCTGCATATCCTAGCCAAACGAATCAACCGAGTAACCAGAGCCATTAAGGGTGTATTGATTTATTCCGGTGACGTTGAAGCGCTTGATGCATTGTTTACCGACCTAACTGACAATGAAGGAGTAGCCGTTGCAGGCTTTAAAGACTTAATGGGACAAGGCGGTCTTGATGCACTTGTGCAACTTCCACCTTACGAGCGCCTTGCAATGGTGCTTGATAAGCTAATGCAAGCCTTTAGCAACCAAGAAATGATTCTAGACAAGCTTCGTGGCATCTCTGATATTATCCGAGGAACTTCTGACCCGATTACAAGCGCAGCTGCGGAGAAGATAAAAAAGCAGATGGCTACAAATCGTAACTCTATCCGACAAAAGGATATGGTTAGGTTTGTAAGAGACACTATCGAGATGATGTGTGACCTTGCCTTGAAGGTATTTCCAGAAGATTACATACGAAAGATTGTAGGCTTTACGCACTTAGACCCGGGCGACCAACAACGGTTCCCTCAAGCATTAGAGCTATTGCAAGACGATACTTCAAGACTTGTAAGAATTGACATCGAGACTGACTCTATAACAGCGGTTGATGACGAAGAGGACAAACAAGCTGCAAACGAAATGATGACAGCAGTTAGTGGTTATGTTGCGCAAACAGTAGCAGCTATAGAACAGAATCCAACAGTAGCACCTATAATGTTTAAGCTATTAGAAATCGCACTAAACAGCTTTAAGTTTGGCAAACACGCGCAAGACGAATTAAATGAACTATTCGGCACAGTGATGGAGAAGATTCAAAATCCACCCCCACCAGAACCACCAGCGCCCGATCCAAAACTATTACAGATTGAAAGTAACGAGCGTATCGCAATGGCTCAATTGCAATTTAAATCTCAAGAGTTCCAGGCAAATCTTGAGAAGCAATACGCAGAGCATCAAGCAAAACTCACTAACGATCAGAACGAACTGCAGCTTAAGATTGCAGCGCTTAACCAAGATATTGCTAAGTCTCAACAAGAAGCAGCTGATAAGCAGCAAGAACTTCAAGTTAAGATTATGGAGATTCAATCAACGGCTACTAACGACCAGTCGAAGATTCAATCCGATGCTTACTACTGGGAGCAAGAAAACCAAATCGAGATGGAGCGTAATCAAATTGCATTGCGCCATAATGAAACAATGGCAATGCTTGAAGCATCAAAAGCAGAACTTAAGAAGCAAGTTGATGACACTAACCAAGCTCTTGAGACATTACGATTGCAGCTTGAAAAGCAACGCGATGATAAGATTGCAATGGAAAAGCTAATGGAAGAGCGCAGGCTAGAGCGCCAAGATATGCTTGAACATATGCAAACAGTTACTAGGCTTCAAGCCGAAACAAAGGCAGAAGTTATGGTATCTGCAATGCAACAACAGCACGCACAAAAAACACAACAAGCCCCACAAATGCCAGCGATTAACATCACGATGCCAAAGCGCGGTAAGAAAGTAGGCAAGATTACTACAGACAAATCGGGTAATCCGATGGTTGAGATCGAAGAGCAAGACGACGAAACGGACGATTAATAAATGGCAACAACTGTAACCAACAGTTCGGCAACGTCAAACCCCGATTATGACGCCAAGACCACGTCTACTGTTGATGGGTTAGTGCAGCATGTTAACGTGGATAATATCGCAGGGATTAGTTTGCCCGAATACGATTATTTTGCAGTTACGTACCCACTAACTACACAAGAAGTGTACGTATTTAAGACTGGTGGAGCTGGGGGAACTACGGTTGCGACTGTAACGCTTAACTATACTGATGCAACTAAAGAGTTTTTACTTAACGGTGCTAAAACTTAAATGGGTATTACGTTTAATCCGTTATCAGGTCAATTTGATAATACAGGGCCTAAGACTTCCCCCGGTGGTTCTACCACGCAGGTGCAATATAACGATGCAGGAGTCTTTGGAGCGTCAGCAGCTTTTACTTACATAGATAATCCAGCATCGGGGTCAGATAGTGCGCTTCTTAATATTTCAAAAAACTTAAATAGAACTGGAATAGATGTAGACAGCGAAACGTTTGCAGCAAAATACTATCTAACATCCTCTGATGACCTACAAGCAACAAACGATGGTTCGATACTCCAAGGGGCAAGCTCTAATAATTTCTATTTCAACGGAACTGTAGAAGCTGGAGGGGCTGTCTTATCTGACCAAAAGCTGGGTAGCTTTAATCAGCTAGCTACTAACGGAATCTATTCCATACAAAATGCAAGTTCAGATTATTATCTTTCACTAACCGCAGGGTTAAACCAAGTAGTAGGAAATCAAGTTGTAATTGATGCAAGTTCCGATTCTCCAAATATTGATTTCATTGGAAGTAATAATACTTGCTCAGGTTTTGTCACTAATAATGGAACAGGTACTCCTACTATAAGATTTATAGGGGTTAAGGGCACAGGAGTAAGACCAGCAGGTGCGGCAGCGCAAGAAGCTATTGGCGGGGACTTTACAGGAAGCGGCGCAACTGCAAACTACGGAGTAAAAGCGCAAGGTACAACAGCGGCAGTTTATGCGACAGGTCACTATCTTTTTTCAGCAGCTAACACTTACGATCTAGGTACTGTAACAAACATTGCAAGAACAATTTATACAAAACGAATTGACTTAAGTACTGCGACAACATCATCGGACGGTGTTGTTATCGGAGGAGGTAGATTTTATCAAGATATAGCAACTTCAGGAAGCGGTGGTACTTTAATCAATCCAAGGGTTCAATTTAGAACTGCTAACCTATTAATTAGTGCACCGACTCACACATCGAGTACTGCAAACGAGTTTGCGCTTCAAGCACAAAAAACATTTACCCCCGTTGCTAACACATCAGGAAGATTGTGGGGGCTGAACTTTTCAGTTGCAGGGTCAGGCGGTTTTAACTTTACGGATGCAACATCTTCAATCGTTGGAGTTGAAGGAACAGTCTCTAATAACTCAACCGGCACAGTGAGTGCTATGTCAGGCGCGATTCTATTTAATTCTCTTGGTGCAAACTCAGTAACTACTCGTTATGCAGGGCTTGATGTCTATGGGGTTGATGTTTCAGGAGCAGCAGGAACCGGAGCAACTGTTACAGAAGCAGCAGGAATAATTCTTAGAATGGGGCGAAGCTCTGGCAACACTTCTTTGGGCAATGTAACAAGTCTTTGGGGTGTTCAGCATAGGGCATCTACTTGGTCAGGCACAGGGCACATGACTAACCAGTACGGGATGGCTTACACATCCGGCGGTACGATGAACTCTATTACCGCCAATAGCCAAGTTAGAAAATATATAGAAGTGCCAGCGATGCCAGATCCGGGCGCTTTTACTGGAACTACCGTTGTCGGTTTGGATTTTCTTGGAACTGGCGGAACCAATAGGGATGGTATTAGATTCGGCGGAGATACAAACCTTTATAGGAGTGCCGCTAACACTCTAAGAACTGATGATAGTTTTGTTGCTACTGGTACAGTTACAGGCTCAAACCTTTCAGGTACAAATACAGGCGACCAGACAACTATCGTTGGAATCACTGGCACAATGTCGCAATTTAATACTGCGGTAACAGATGGGAATATACTTTTCAATGACGAACAAGGTTTAGGTTTTAGATTTGAAAATAGAACTTCTGATCCGGGCTCTCCCACGGTGGGACAAGTTTGGTTAAGAACAGATTTATAAGGGAGAATTTATGGCAGGATATTTTAGTGTTGGTGGATTTAGAACGTTAGGTACAGCGGCAACACCGCAGAACTTAATGACGATTGAAAATATTGATGCAACTAAGCTTGTTTGGATTAGAAGCATTACTGTTCAGATGGATGCAACGGCTGTGCTAGTTTCTGTTACTCCACAGATAAAGCTATCAAGAGCAACAGCGGTTCCAACAGGTGGTACAGCTCTAAACAAAGGGCAGTTTGATACAACAGCCGCTTCAAATGCTAATACAATTATTAGATGTGGAACTGCTTCAGATGGCGGTGCTGCTACAGCAATTACAGCAACAGCAGGAACTACTCTTTGGCAACAGTACGCTATGAGGATGCATACTGTAGTTGGACAAGTGTTACAGATTGATCAAATAGTTGCTCCTGAATTGGTAGCGTCTCAGAGTTTTATACTAAGACAAAACCAAGCGTTATTGGTTCAAATCGTAGCAAGTGCCGGAGCATCCAACCCTGCAACAAACCATTGGACTTGTAATATCGTTTGGGAAGAGGATTAATTAAGTGGCGTTTAGTTTTAACGGCGCTATTCCCGGGTTAATTGCTCTAGGGAATGACGCCACAACACAAAACCTATATACCCTTACTAACAAAGTGGGCTCGCGAGTTAATGTTTTAATTCGCAAAGCTATAGTGCAACTAGATACTATTGCAGCACTAGCAACCGTAATGCCGGTAGTAAAATGTAGTAGGGCAACAGCAATTAGTGGTGGAGCGATACTTAGCCCTTCTACTTATAACTCCACACAATCATCGAGCGCATCAGTTGAGATTAGAACGGCTGCTATGGATGGTTTCCCGATTACAGCAACTCAAGGAGATACTATCTATCAGAGTTATTGCGGAAGGATGCACACAGCAGTTGAGCAGGTGGTTCAGATGGATGAGTATGTATTGCCTAAATTAGTTAAGACGCAAGATTTTGTCGTTAGACCGGGAGAGTCAGTTTTGTTTCAAGCGGTAGGAGCAGCAACAACTAGTAACGCAAGATTGGCTAATTACTGGTGGGTAAATTGTGAATGGGAAGAAGATCCTATTTCTACATTTGCTATTTCAGGCACAGTTACATTAAGTGCTGTACCAGTAACAGGGGCAATTGTCACAGTGATTGAAGCTGACGACATAAACATGACTAACCAAGTTTTAGTTGAAAAGATTGTCACAGGTGCAGGTGGTACTTGGGCGTCATCAATTAAAACAGGGAAAGTGGGAGCTGCATTTGTACAATATGAATCAGGAGGAACATATTATACGGCGCCGGGGAGTCCGTATCTAGCATGAGTATTTATGTAGTGCCAGCACTAAATGCGGTTGATTTTGCGTTGACCTCGTTTACCCCTGCTGATACTACACCGTACGAAGTAGGGCTTACCCCGTACACAGTGCCAGCGTTAAATGCAGTTGATTTTGCGCTGGTTACTTACACGTTACCGACTTTTGTGGCGATTGATTGGGAGCTTTTACCCGGAGGGTTCCCGACTCAATATGCAGGATTAAGGTGCTTTTATGGGGGTACTGTAAAAGAACTTTGTTTGGTAGCAGAAGCGGACGCACCATCAGGAATGGGGGGAGTATTAAAGGTTGATAAGAATGGCACAACGTATGCGGTGTACTTGGTTGATACCTCAGACGGTGACGCATCGAGTGTTAGAATTAACACATCAACAGGAGTTAAGGCGATTAGATTGAAAACTTAAAGGAATATTATGAAACTAGCATTTACAATTAAAGACGATAAGGCAACAGAAGTGTTGGAGGCTTTTTGTGCTCAACACGAATACAAACCAATTATCAACTCTCCGGAAGGATTAATACCTAATCCAGAAAGTAGGGATTTTTATGCTGAAAAGGTTATAAGAGAGTTTTTTATAGCTCCTTACAAGCAAAAGAAAGCACAAGAAGCGGTAAACGAGAGAATGGCGATGGTTAATCAAGACTTGTAAATGACTTTAACCTTTTTTTTAAGACCAAGGAATTTTGGTGGGGGACACTCGATTCTTTATCGAGGTTATGCAGGGGAATATAAAAGAAAGAAAAAAAAGAAAATAGACAAACAACTAGACGCAATGTTTGGCGATGATAGACCAGGATTTTTGCAGCTAATGGATGATGATTATAACGCTAATTTAAAGAAAATATTGTTAGTAATGTTAATGGAGGACGATGACTAAGATAGTAAGTAGAACGATTGCAAAAGATGCTCCTTGGCCTTTTGAAAAGCAGGAATCAACGGGGAATAAAGGGCGATTTTATCGGTTTATTAATGGCGAGTTTGTTGAAGTAGTTCCAGACTATTCACCAAAAGAGCCAGTGGCACCGATGATAAAGTTTCCAACACCGATGAATGATTTTCACCCAGTAACAGGTGAGTATGTAAGTGATTCCTCACATTTTAGAAGAATAAATAAAGAGTGTGGGGTAGAAGAGCGCGATATGTCACCAGTTGCGGCTAACGTTCCAGAGATGAAAGGAATTTCAGAAGATGACTATGCGCGTGATGTTGCAATAGCAAGAGAGCAAGTTATGTCAGGGACAGCGCCACTAACAGATCACGATAAACATGTATGTAAACAAATTAATGAGAGGATTAAAAACCGCGTATGAATGATGAAATTGACACAATAGAAGATACCGTCGAAGAAACGCCCGAAGAATCAACCACCACCGAAATGTCTGTAGAAGACGAGGTTAGAAAAGCTTATGAAGAAATTACTGGAGAAGAGTCTACTAGTGATGTTCCAGACGATGTTGAAGAAGTACCAGAACAAGAAAGCAATAACCAAGAGAGCCAGGAAGTACAAAGTAGTGAGACGCCTAAAAGAGGTCGGGGACGACCAAGAAAAGAACCGGAACAACCAGTAGAATCGGTTGATCCTCCGGCTGATTGGGATGCTGAAGGTAAAGAGACTTTTAGAGAATTGCCAGCAGTTGCGCAAAAGCAAATTAAAAGAATTGCTGACGAGTATCAAAAATGGCGCAGACAAAACGCAAGTGAGCAGACAAGAGTTGTAAAAGAATATCAATCTAAAGCTGAAGAACTTGAGCCAGCGTTAAGGGTTGTTAGGGGATTTTTGCCAAGATGGGCAGCTGAAGGAATGACACCGGAAGCGGCTTTATCAAAGCTTGCAGCGTTTAACGAACTAGCTATCAAAGATCCAGATACTGCTTTAGAACAACTAGCCGCAGCTACTGGAAGACAGATAGAGATAAAAAACAGACAAACTCAAAGTCAGCCACAAAATAATTCCTTGACACAACGGCCTATTGATGTTAATGCTGAAGTGGAAAGGGTTATCAATGCCCGTATACAGCAAGCCCAAGTGCAAACTTTGGCTCAAGCTATAGACGATGCACATAACTCTTTAAAGAATGAGGTAAACGGTTTGGGTAGGTATTCTTATCCAGATTTTCATAACCCTCAATTCGAATCCGACCTTGTGCCACTGGTCGAGCGTATACTGGGTTCCAACCCCGATTTAGATCCGAAAGAAGCTATTAGGCGAGCCTATATAGCATCTGGAGGAAGATATTTCGGCGGCAATACCCAAAACGGCGCGACGACAACCAGACCCGTAGGAACGAATCGAAACAATTTAGCAGCCGCAAGACGCGCAGCAACTTCTGTTTCTGGTTCCTTTGGTGGTAATTCGGCACAAATTCCCGAAGCAAGACCTGGAGAATCAGTAGAAGAAACTGTTAAGCGTACTTACGGTTATATATTTAATCGATAGTTTAATTTAATAGTTTAATAAAATGGCAGAACCAGGATTAAGCGAACTCATTACCACAACTTTGAGAAATCGCACAAAAGTCTTAAAAGACAACGTAACAAATAACAACGTAGTCTTTGCAAAAGGAAAAGAGTTTGGAATGTTCGAAGCAGTTTCGGGCGGTCGTACTCTTATCGAAGAGCAAAGCTACGATGAAAACGATTCATTTATGTGGTATCAAGGAAGTGAATTACTTTCTACCGCATACAACCCAACAATGACAGCTCCAGAGTTTAACTGGAAGCAAGCAGCCGTAGCTGTTACAGCTTCTGGACTAGAGCAGCGTCAAAACTCAGGGCCTGAAGGAGTTATCAAGCTTGTTGCATCACGATTAAAAATTGCAGAAGCAACTATGCAAAACCAACTAAACGCAGCGGTATTCGGTGACGGTACTGGAAGCGGTGGTAAAACTCTTGGTGGTCTTGATCTTCTTGTTGCTAAAACTCCTACTAACGTAGTTGGTGGAATTGATAGAAATACAGCAGGCGGAGCGTACTATAAGAACTATACTTACGGTGTAGTGGCTAACTTAGGTGTTGCAGCTTCTGCTTCTAACATCAAGTTAATTACTAACCTTGCTAAGATTAGTACTACTCGTGGTAATGACGGTGCAAACCTAATTATTGCAGGTAATAACTATTACAACTACTTCCTACAAGCTGCTCAAGCTACTCAGATGTTAACTACTGACCCAACACTTGCAAAACTTGGATATGAGAATATCGTGTTCTCTGGTATCCCAGTAGCGCTTGGAGGCGGTGTTAACTTTGGTGGTGAGACTTTAATTGGGGACAACGAAATGTATGTTCTTAACTTGAAGTACTTAAAGCTTAAATACCATAGAGATTGCTTTATGGATCCTCTAGAAGAAAGATTGTCAATTAACCAAGACGCAATGATTAAATACCTTGCGTTTATGGGTAACATGACTATGTCAATCGGAAAACTACAAGGTAGAGTTTTTGATTCTTAATTTTTAAAATAGAGGAGAAATAATAAAATGGCTATTTCAGCTTTAACAAGTGCAGATATTTTCCCAACGGATGGATCTGTTCGCATTGACTTTACGCAAGTTGATGACGAGGCGATATTCGCGGTAAATGGCACTGAAGTAATGACAAATAAAGGCCCTGCGGTTTACTGCAAGGTTGGAGCGGGCAACGTGATTGCTGGTTCTTACTGCGCTTTGAGCCAAGTGGTTGCAACTGGAGTTGTTACAGCAACTGAAGAGGATACAACTACTTCTGGGTCAGCGCCAAGAAAAGGTTGTATTGCAATTGCTCCAGCAAGTGCGAACAAATTTGCATGGTTCCTACGTGGACCATTCGATAGGGTTCCTGTCGATGTTGCAAACAGTGTATCCAGCCTAGCGGCTGCAACTACTACTGGAACAGCAGGACAACTGGGAGCTGGTGGGGACACTGTTCTTGGTTTGTATTTAATAGAAGCTTCTGGTGCTTCAGGCTTGACAGCTTGCAGTGCAGCTCTTCCATTAGGTACTAATATCTAATTGATATAGGGGGGCAATTAAGCCCCCCTATTAACTTAATACAAGGATTTATGAGCTTAAATACTTTTCCAGAGGAGTGGCAATCAGCAACAACTCCTACACAACTAGGTCAGGCTGCTCAATTTGGCCATGACTCGCAACTATTCGTAAAGTTTTATAACGAAAAAGTTTACAACCATATAGAATCAGAAAAAGCAGGATTTAAAGTATTCGACGATAAAGAATATGTTCATATTATGCGCCCAGGAGATAGAACTTGGAGCGTTAAAAGACCTGTAAAACAATCTGATTTAAGAAGATTTCCTTTACAATATGAAGCTTTTAAAACAGGAAAAACAGAAAAACTAGGTATTCCAATAGCGCAATGGGATATTCCTGGATTATCCGAAGGCGAGATTTCGATTTTTAAAGCTTACGGTATTGAATACGTTCACCAAGTAGCACAGATGAACGAAGTGCAACAACAATCGCTAGGCGTTAATGCTAAATATCTTGTTTCTAGAGCAAAGCTAGAAGTACAAGAGCAGAACGCAATTCAGCAAAATACTGAATTACAAGCGAAACTTGACGAGGTATCTGCAAAACATCGTGCTGAAATGCAAGAGATGGAAGAAAGACTTTTAGCATTGATGGCGACAAAGTCAGCAGAGTCTGCACAGAAAGAAGTTAAGGAAAAAAAAGTTAAATCAGGATTTTTAGAGGATTAATTAAATGAAAAATATTTATTTATTTGTTTTATTTGTTTTATTAGCGCCATCGGTAGCATTATCACAAAATAATGTTAACGATTTAATGGGGCTTAGAATGTCGGCAGAATTAGCTAGTAAAATCGACCAGATTTATTCTAGCAATATTACAACTGACCCTAAGTTTGCAGCTGGTATACAACCTAAATTTCCAGCGGCGGCGGTAATTACGCCATCAACAAGTGTACCAACGCCTAGCGCTGGAAATACTTTGAGCAACAGAAGAACAATTGTTGCAGCAGGGGCGCCGACAGCAGCATTTGTAGTACTACCAAGAGCTACTGAAGTTGTTGGTGAAACTTTTACGGTATTAAACCAAGGGTCAAACCCAGTAGCGATAGTGCCGCAAACCGGAAGTATCAACGTATCAGGAGCATTAACGCCGTTTCCTTGTACTACTCTTAAAGAGTGTCAATGTACTGGTTTAACTAACTCCACGTTTAGCTGTTCGCAACAATAATGCATCCTTTAGCAGCTTTTATAGTGGGAATGTGTGCAATGGCTTTAACTTTTAGCGCGGTACAAGTATCGCCAACAAAAGGAGAAATTGCACACGCTTTTCAACAAAGAGATCAGGCTATAAATATTTTAGTTGATGAAATTAATAAACTAAAAAAGAAAAAATAAAATGGCATTTATAAATGAACGCACCCCAACGATAGCAAACGCCACAAGCGTTACATTGTTGGCTGCAAATCCTAGTAGAAAATTCTTACTTATACAAAATAATAGTGCTGCTAATATTATGGTAAGTTTAGAAGGTAATACACTAACAGGAATTGCGCCAACATCCACAAATATTGGTTTTGTTTTAACCGCTGGTAGCTCTTATAGCCATGAATTTGGAACAGATAGTTGCCCACAGGGTGCTATTACAGTTTACCAAACAAGCGGCGGTGCTATTAACACTGTTTACGCAGGGGAGGGCTAATAAATGCCTATAATTAATCCTGGCGGTGGTAGCAGTAATAGTGGTTCAAATACGCAAGTCTTTACATCGAGTGGTACTTGGACAAAACCAAGTGGCAGTTATACTACAGCGGTTATTACTGTTATCGGCGGTGGTGGCGGCGGTGGTTCAGGCCGTAGAGGAGCAGTAGGAAATCATCGTGGTGGTGGTGCTGGCGGTGGTGGCTCTGGAATGGCTAATGCTTGGGTTCCTTTTTCGGCTTTAGGAGCCACCGAGACTGTTACTGTTGGAGCTGGAGGAACTGGTGCAACTGGAATAACTGTTGACGATACTAATGGAGCAACTGGTGCAACTGGAGGAACATCATCATTTGGATCTTGGGCTTCGTGCACAGGTGGAAATGGGGGCTCTGGTGGCACTACTGGTTCATCTACTGGCGGAACAGCAGGCACTACTTCTGGATATGGTATTACAAGCTCATTAAACGCTAACAGTGGGGCTAATGGATCTACTACAGGCAGCAACTCAACGAACGCAACAAGCGCAAGCCCAAGAGGCGGCGGCGGTGGTGGCGGAATATCTACACTAAATTCTTCGGACGTTGGAGGTACTGGAGGAACTACAACAAACTTTTGCACTGGTGGAACTGCTGGAGCAGCTAACGGAGGAGCTGGAGGTAGCGGCGCAAATTTCCCAACTGGAAATCCATTAGGAGGTGCTGGCGGTGGTGGCGGCGGTGGTGGTAATCCTGCTGGTGGCACTGGTGGTAATGGTGGGAATGGTGGAAATTACGGAGCTGGCGGTGGCGGTGGTGGAGGTTGCCTCAATGGATCTCTTTCCGGTGCTGGTGGTAACGGTGGTAATGGAGTTGTAGTTGTAACTTGTTTTTAAAATGAAATGGCAGACTTTCAAAGGCTTAATCCACTAGCGTTTTATGAGACACCAAAAGAGGCGTGTCCAGTACTTAATAAATTTGTTTCGCTAGGTGTTGCCGCTAATCAGACTGTAGTGTCTGCTGTAACTAGCCAACGTATTCGAGTAATGGGGTTACTAGCTCAATCTAATAATGCTGCTAGTGGTACATTATCACTATTAGATGGCTCTGGTGGTACGGCTCTTTTTACCTACCCTCTACCAACAAATGCACAACCTGCGTTATTTATTCCAATTGCAAACGCAGGTTATTTTGAAACAACTACAGGAACAGGCTTGTTTGCTACAGTAACAAATCAAGCCATTATTGCTAACGTTTTTTATATTGTTTACACACCATGACGGCGTATCAATTTGCTAAAGGCTTGGTACTTCCGGCTCCTGTTATGGGGATGAACACCGAAGATCCCGTTGCGGCAATGGATCCGCTTTATGCTACTTGGCTCTGCAACGTTGATGCTGAAACGCAATACTGCCAAATGCGCGGCGGTTATAGGATTTACGGCAGTATTCCGCTAGTTGCTCCTGATGTTTGGTCTATTATTTTATCACTTGGCGTTTATGGTGTTGGCTCTTCTCAAAAACTTTTTGCTTATGTTCAGGGTGGTTCTGGGGGAGCTGGAGTTAACAGAGTTATAGATTGCTCAACCGCTGGCACTGGAACATTAGCTTTTTCTTGTGTCGATAATGCAGCAGATGAGGCAATCTGGGTAAATTATAAATCAAGGGGCTCTTTTTTATTAGAAGCCTTTCCGATTGGATCCGACTGGCCTACTTATAATGGCGCTTCCTGGGCTAACGGTTGGATTGGTGCTGGTGGTGGTAAGTATCGCATAGGGGCTTCTGTTTGGTACAAATCAAGAATTTATACCGCAGAAAACGGTAACGGTACTGTTTATTATGGAGCTGTTGGGCAAATTACAGGGGACGTTACGACCTCTTTTCCAGTAGGGGATGTTTTTACCTACGATTCTAATATCAAAGCAATGGGCACTTTTTCTTCTACAGAAGGAGTAATTTCTCAAGAGTATATTGTTTTTGTTAACTCTTATGGCGAAGTTTTAGTTTATACTGGTGATTATCCAGGATCTTCAAGCTGGCAAATAGCAGCTAAGTTTATAATTGGAGAGCCGTTAGGGTATAGAACAAATTCCGGTTTTGCTTATAGAAATGATTTTCTTATCATTACTAAAACAGGCTTATTTTCTTGTAGGCAATTAATGCAGCAAGGTAATCAAGCAGCAATAGAGCAATCAATTTCTCAAAAAATAGATCCGTATTGGAAAGAACTATTTTCTTATTATCCTGCAATTTCTGGTAGTACAATTGCAAACTCTACTGGCGCGTATTCTGAAACACAAAGAAAAGTGTACGTTTTAGCACCTGGGCATATTGACTCAGCTGGTAATTATAATTCCACAGACTATACAATGTTTGTTTACAACACAGACAACGGAGCGTGGAATATTCATAGAGTCTATGGATATTCTGGATGGACTTACGGAAATATCGTTTGCTACAAAGGCGATATTTATTTCGGAGCAAGCCCAGATTCTGGGTCTACAGCATACATTATAAAGCTAGATAATACTGTTTTTACGGACGAAGATATTACGGATCCTGGAGAATATTTAAGCTATTCTCCAGAGATTCATAGCGCCTATGCTGTTTACGGGGAGCAACAAGCCGTTACAAAATTAGGAAGTTATCAACCTATCGTTGAGCATGACTTGCCATATTTTCAAATTAATCCTCACATCGATTTTGAGCTTAAAAGAGGGGCTCCAACGGCCCCTAATGCCCCTGCTGGAGTAAGTAAGCCTAATACCTCTGTTGGGGGAGAAGGGACATTTTTTCAGTATAGATTCTCAGGAAATACTATAAACGGAGCAGAAACGTGTTTAACAGGATTTAAGTTTTATTCTATGAACGCAACACTTCAAAAAGGTGGCCCATTATCATGACAGCATTAAGTACAATACAAAGTTTTTGTTACGAAATGGGATTAAATCCAGTTCCAACAACATTGTTATCATTAGGAACCGATCAAACAAAAAATCAATATCTTTATACATTTTACGCAGTAGGACGTGATTTATTACAAGCCAAATGCTGGACGCAACTTAAAAGAACTCACACAATTACAACAGCAGGTAGTGCAAATGATTATCCATTACCGACTGATTTTTATTGCTCACTATTTGACACCATGTGGAACACCACGCAAAAGTGGAAAATGATAGGGCCAATGACCGATAGCAATTATAATAATTTCTTATACGGCTACGGAATTTATACTAACCAAACTTATTACAGAATCTTTGGAAAACCTGATGTTGATCAACTTCAGCTTCAGCCAGTGCCGCCAGATGGTGAAACGATTAAATTTGATTATATATCTAATGGATGGATCAACAACGCTGGAACTTACGGGCAGACAGTTACTAACGATAATGCAACTTTTGTCTTTGATGAGGACTTGATGATTTTGGGTATGAAGTGGAAATGGCTGCAAACTAAAGGGCTAGATTATCAAGCAATTCAAGCCGAGTATTTGGATAAGATTGGAAAAGCGCAGGCTAGATTTAAGGGCGATCATAGAGTTTTGTTATCACCTTCGGATTATTGGAGCATTTTACCAAACGTCCCAGAGGGCAGCTTTTCCATGTAGGTTATGAAAATGAAAATTGAAATGTCACTAGAAGAAAAAAGATTTAATAAATTTGCGACTAGTATTGCTATTGATGAGCCTGATAAATGTTGGAATTGGCAACGAAGAAAATTCAAAGGCTACGGAATGGTAAGGGCGGAATATATCGGCAAAAGAGAAACTTTTAGAATGGCAGCCCATAGATTTTCTTTTTTACATTTTAAAGGTGAAATTCCGAAAGGAATGAGCGTTTGCCACAAATGTGATAATCCTGCTTGCGTTAATCCAGAGCATTTATTTTTGGGAACTCACAAACAAAACTTTGAAGATGCTGCGAATAAAAAAAGAATGGCACATGGAGAGCGCCATTATAGAACTAAGTTACAAATAGCGGACGTAATTAATATTCGTGAAAGGTTTTCTCTTGGCGAGCAAATAAAAAAAATAGCATTATCTTTTAACTTAAGGGCATCAACTATATCTGGGATTGTTCATAGAAGAACCTGGAGGCATGTTTAATTATGGCAATTAATCCATTTGCAGGAATAGATTTTTCGGGTTATCAAAAGTGGCCTTCAATAGTATCTGCTATTGACGGCAAGCGTTATTACGAAGTGCCTGGACATCCTGGAACATACTTTGACCCATTAAGAGGTCGTAACGGAACGGTTACTAGAACACCAGAGCAACAAATAGAGCAAAAGAAAAAAGCGGATTCTATTCTTAACCCACAGCCTAGTACTGGAACACAAATTGCAAGCACATTAACGCCGATAGTGGGAACTGCTGGTGGTATTGTATTAGCGAATCAAATTGCAAATATGGGGACAGCCGCTGCGACGACTGGCGCAACTACAGGCGCAACGGTAGGCACAACAGCTGGAACGACAGCTGGAACGACAGCTGGAACGACAGCTGGAACAACCGCCGCTACCACAGCAGGACAAGGCGCTGGAATACTAGGGACTACAGGAACTGCGGCTTCAACATCGGCAGCTTATCCAGTTGGGACAGCTGTTAACGGTGGCACCTTAATGAGTGATGGAACTGTTGTTGCGGCTGAAGGCCCAGGAATGTTTTCAGGAGCGGCTCCTGGAACTGCTGGCACTGTAGCAGGTGCGTTATTAGCTGCTAAAGGTGGTTATGATACGGCAAGAGGCTTAGACAATGGTGGTGAAGGACTAAGATCTGGAACGACAGAGTTGGGTGCTGGTATTGGTATGATGACAGCAGGCCCCCTGGGAGCTGGCGTTGGTGCGTTATATGGTAATGTTTTAGGTTATGGGCTTCAGGGTACTGGTTGGAAAAACCAAGCAGCCCTACTAGCTACTAACCCTGCCTTATTTGCGGCTCGATTAGCTGGTTTTAATCCAATTCGTAAAACTACAAAACAATATCAACAAGAGCATAGCGAAGAGTTATTAAAACAAGGGAAAGACAATAAAGCTTGGCAAGATTATGTTAATGCAATGAGAGCGAGACAAATTGCAGGTTCTGGCCCTGAAAATCCTGACGCTCCTTTTGCTGGTAAATATAAAGATTGGAACGAATATAAAAACGCAGGGTTAATAGCTTCTGATTTAACTGGTGTTTATGGAAACTTAAAAGTTTTCGGCCCTGAATGGGCATCTTTAACGCAACAACAAAGAGAGGCTGTTACACAAGGGCTTATTAATGCAAATCTTTATGATTCGAAAAAAGGTGAGGTTATTATCACTGACGAAGAAGCTGCTAAAAAAATAAAAACAGCTATTCTTGCTGATAAGAAAAATCAACCTAAGGGGGCGCAACCGACTCAACAACGGTCTGCACAGCAACCAGTACAACAGCAGCCTGTGCAGCAGCCAGTGCAAACCCCTGTTAACCAACAGGCTACGCAACCGCAACCAACTACAAATTTACCGACTAACACAGTACCTTATGGACAGCAAGGCATGAAAAATTATTATGACCCAAATGCAGGAATGATGGTTGGAGGGCAGCAAGTAGCGCCTCAAGATGTTATGCAAGCGCGCAACAGGTTTTTACCTCAACAGCAGCAACAACCTGTTGGGATTTTAGCAATTCCGCAAATGCAGCAACCCGTTGCAAATCAGCCAACGACTAACAACTTCTTGCCTCAACAACCTGTAGTAAATTATGGGGCACCAATGCAGCAACAAGCGCCAAACGCTGGGATATTAAACACGCAAATACCAACAGGAATAACGCCACAACAGCAAATGCAACAAATGCCAATTGTTAACGTTGGACAACAGCCAGCAGTACAACCACAAGTAGCTCCCCAACCTCAAAAAAGAATTGAAGGAAAGCCAAATGTGGCTCAAAATGTAAAACCAACTAAAGAGGAAATAATTGCAGAGCTTAACAAACCTGGAGCATTAGCAGGATTATTTAACGGACGTAGAGATTTACCAAAAGGAATATACCCATAATGGCAACACCTAAAAGATTATCCCCTGGAGTTTATGAAATTGACGGTAAAACTTACCGAGGTAAAACATCAGCCGAGGCAATGGCGGCTTATAATGCAGCGCAGAAAAAAACTACTACTAGCAAAACAGGCGGTGGCACTAAAAAAACACTACCTAACACAACTGTTAGTAACACAGCTGGAAAAGTTAATTTTTCTGATCCTAATTCAGTTGCCTCTAGTGATATAAAAATCAAGCAAGAGATTGCGAATCAAGATACTATACGAGCTAACCCTAATGAAATTAGCGACTTTGGCGAAAAGACCGTTACTTACGACCCTGTTACTGGTCAGCCAACAATTACAAGTAGGTTAACTGGAACCAATAAAGAGCTTGTTGAAGGTCAACAAAGATCTGGAAGTTTAGGCGCTCAGGTAGCTGGTAATTTAATTGGAAATGTTGGCTCTTACGATCCTAATAGTCTTAACGAAAAATACGGCATTCCGCAAGTTAACGATCAGTATATGCAAAGATACCAGGACGCCGCATACAATCAGTTAACTAGAAGGCTAGAGCAAAGCTATGCAAAAGATAAGGAAGCAAAAGCGCAAGAATTAGTAAACCGTGGAATACCGCAAGGATCACAACAATTTCAAGATGAAATGAATCGAGACGTTGAAAATCGTTATGCTGATGAAAGATCAGCTGCGGCTAACCAAGCATATAGTGCAGGGCTAGGAGCTGGAAAAAGTTACTTTGATATGGGGCTATCTGCCAACCAACAAGCTAACCAAAACTATAACGAAGGTTTTGGGAATCGGGTCTTATGGGGTGGACAATTAAATAAAATGGCAGAAGGTCAGAATGCACCTGGGCAGGAATTCCAATCAGCGCAAACTGGTCAAACTGATTTAGGCGGTATTTACGGAACTAGAACAGCCGAGCAAGTTGCTAGAGAACAAGCTAGAAGACGCGCAGCAGGCGGTGGTGGAGCACAACCTAGCAATCAACCAGCAGTAGATTTATAAGGGTTAAAAGATGGCATCAATAAACGATTACATTAGGGGATTACAAGCGGATTACGCAAAGAATAATATTTATTCTCAGCTTGGAAGCGGCTTGTTGGGTGCTGATGTTAATATTAGAGGTGGTAGCCCTTGGACTAACTTGGCAACCAACTTTGTAAAGGGTTTGTTAGGTGGTGGGCTAAATGAGTACGGGCAGATACAAAATCAAGAATACAACACAGGGTTAAGAAGCGTATTAGAGGATACTTTAGCAGGAAACGCTATTAGACCCGTTGAAGGTCTAAGCGAAGGTGAACTTAAAAACGCAGCCGACTTAATGAGCATTTTTAAGACTTCAAACGAGCAAGATCTTATAAACTCAGGATTGTTGAAAAAATCAGAAAGCAAGGGTGCTATGCTTGGGCAACTTGAAGCGCAGAATGAAATGTTAGATGCTAGACGAAAAGCGCTTTTAGGTAACTCTGCAACCTCTAAACCTGATGATACTACTGGATCTCCAGGCGCATCTCTTAGAAAAACTTTAGAAGAAAAAAGAAAGGAAGCTGTTTTAGAAGGTCAGCTTTCAGGAATTAGCCAAGGAGATTTAAACGAGTATGCCGCAAATAAACTAAAACTTGAAACCACTGCAACGGATAGAGCCTTAAAGGATCTTGCCTTAAAAAGAGAAACTTCTAGACAATTAGATGAGATTGCAGCAGAAGCTGATATGGCTATAAAAAAAGCTGGTAATACAGGAGGGCTTGGAGCTGGCGCAAAAAGGTTTGGAGATTCTGTTTTGTCTATAATTCCAGGTTTAGGAGATGCGGCAGATCAGAGAATGGCAGGAGATACCTTACTTGATTCTTTAGCACAAAAAGGAATTGCATTAAATAGAGTTGCTGGAAGTGGCGCATTATCTGATTTTGAATCTAGGGCATTATTTAATGCTTTTTTAAGCAAAGATAAAACGCCAGCAGAAAACCAAGCTATTTTAGATAAGATAATTAGAACCAAAGCAGTTAATGATGAATATTTAAGTTTTAAAGAAAATTGGATTAACACTTTCGGAAGTGATCAAGGGTCTGAGATTGCATGGCAGGGATATAAAAAAGTAGCTCCAATACTAGTTCCTGATCAGCAAGGTCAACTACAATTTAATCCAATGAGAAAACCTTGGCAGGAGTTTGATTTAGGTAAATTAGAATTGCTAGGGAAAAGTGCCACTCCAACAGTACCTTCAACAAATTCTGTTGAGCTAACCCCAGCTAATACTCAAGTAGACTTAAGTCGTTATAGACCCGACCAAATAGAATATATGCGTAAAAAAGGAATATTACCTTAAATGGCATTACCAACACCCGAAGAAATTGATGCAATGATGGCAGCCGAGAGTGGGGCATCTAGTCCTATTTCTAATCCTATATCAAGTTTACCTGCTCCTGAAGAGGTAGATGCAATGATGGCAGCAGAGCGACCTAAATTATCTACCAACGAAGCTCGCGTAGGGATGTTAAGTAATTTTCTTAACGGGTTAGGATTCAATCAAGCTGATGAGCTAATTGGAGCAGGTGTTGGTGCGATTGATTATGGAAAAGATAAAATAGCAAGTCTTTTTGGCGCTCAAGATCCTGGCTTATCGTTACAAGATTACGCATTC